ACATACCAAACACAGGGCGTTCAATGAACTCCTCCGTGTCCTCGTCCACCTTGTAACTGAACTTAGCAGACCCGATAGGACTGAACACCTCGTTCTTTGCCCGACTTATTGCACCCTTTGTAATCGCCTCAAAATTAGCCAGACGATAACGATAGATATCATCGGCTTCGTTCGGGCGTTGTAGGTAGAGCAGTTTACCCGGATTATGCCCTTGCGTATGCACAATCATCGAGTAATACTGCTCTGCCCAACGCAGGTACGCATCAGGTCGTTCCTCGGGGTCGAAATAGAACCCGAAACCCGTATCAATAGGCTCGTATGCCATCTGTTACGGGGTGAATTAGACTGTACCTAAATCGAAAACATATTGAGTTCCCATGGTGAGACCTTGATACATAACTTGAACGTTCATGTATCTTGCATCTTGGTTATTGTCGGGAACGATAACATTCATCATTAAAGTGAAGTCGGAAACAAGCCACATTCTTCCATCGCAAGAACCAAAGTATAAATAGTATTTACTTGGGTCGGCTTGGATGTCGTTGTAAAACGCCTCTTTCTCGAAAACAAGCGGACTGCCTGTTTCGGTGAAGTTGTAATCTTGGAAGTTAAGCGTCCAGACACGACCTAACAAAGTTTCAGGGTCGCAAGAACCGATACGCTTGGTAGTGTTGGACGGGTCAGCAAGTGAACCGAGCAGACCTTTAACAACTCTTGCGTTGTTGGCACTGATGGCACTTGCCCATTCTGCTGGGTCAGTTGGATTTGTAAAGGTGTAATCACAAGCAACGATGGCAAGGTATGGCAGACCGCCTTGCTTCTTGTTTTTTCCGCATGATGCGGAGAGGGTAGGGACGCTAACTGAGCATCCGGTGCAAGTTAATGGCATATTGATTTGTTTAGTAGTGAGAACGATTTTTATGTTCCCGAAATATGGCAAACTGCCTACCCTCTGGGAGAGGTTGTACAAAGATAAAAATAAATTTGCAAATAAAAAAATTACGACCTGTCCTGATACATTGCACGAATGATAAGTAAGTAATTTATCGCATCGATAAACTTCTCGTCCAGTTCGGCATGGGTCGGCTTGTGGTCGGTTTGGATTGCGTCTTTAATCCATTGCAGGTGCTTTGTCATGTATTCCCAAGCGACTGCCTGCGGGTTGGATTGGATGCTTATTCCGGTGCGGAAATTCCTGAACACATCGTTATCGGTTGCGTATTCCTCGTTCTTTTTGAGCAAGGTTTTTTCGACTTGAACGAGTGCTTCTTGGACTGACCTACGTAATTCTGAACTATTCATAAATAAAAAAATGCAGGAGGACATCACCCCTCCTGCATCCCACTTAAACCTTAATTAAATGACAACGGCACAAAGATAATTAACATTGGTGATAATCCAAACATTCGCACCCGTTCAGCGTTAAATCAACTACCCACATATTGCTGATGTCGTTTGCTTTTTCCGCACCGCCATTCGGTTGGACTTCGATCGCACCTTTACCCGGCACGCCCGACAGATACGCCACCTTGCCAGATAAGTTGTTATTCACAATCTCGGCAACATAAGGCGGTATCGGCTTCAACTTAACGCTGTACTGCTCCTTGATGCTGGTCTTGATTGATAAGCATTGGCGTTCTGGAATATCCTTTTCAATCATACGACCAACATACGAAGCAGTGCCTCTTAATCTGTGAGCGTTGCGGTATTGGTTGGAAATGTTGTTGTATAATGCCGTTCCGAATAAAACTTGGTCAAATGGCGTGTATTTCTGCTCGCCTATGATATTATCTTTTGGAATGGAGTAATCATACCCGAAGCAGTCTTTGAGGCTGTACGCACCCTCTAAATAGACCGTATTTGAGCAGGTGTCTATTTCGTAAAGTTGGCTGTAAACGGTGCTTGATGCGTTGGCGAAATTCTTGACCTCAAAAGTAAAATAAAACTGACTTGGAAAGTTCGCCGGCAAAGTTGAGGGTATGCAGATTTGTGCGTTCTGCGTCCATCTGTACCAAGAGTTAATCGGCAATGTCTTACTCGATGCGGTGCGGTCTTGGCTCAAGAATATTCCAGCCTGACGCATAAACACATCGGCATAGTTCTGACCCGTTAATGGGTCGGTATATTCCTGATTCGTACAAGCGTTAAACATCCTCGCCCGAATCGTCCAGTTAGTTGGGTTCAATGTTGGATGATACCAGCCATATTGAATTTTCGGGTTCGGTCGTTGCAGGAATTGCGAGTAACTGATGGTGTTCTTTGCGTTGCGTGTGTTCTGGAATTGAAACTGAAAATGCAAGCAATCACCCGGCACGACTGGTGCGGAGTAGCAAAAGTCGTTTGGACAAAGATTATTATTCCACGCATCGGACTGATTGCATATAATTTCTTCCTGAATTATCTCTTCGCAAAGTTGCCCGCAGTTAGGCGTCACGGGTACTTGCCAAACTATATCTTCTGCATTGACTGTCCCGTTACCCGGATTTAAGACGACATCAACATTTCTAATGATTCCCATTGTTATTGTGTAATAAAGTGTAAAACAATTTCATAATCGCCAGTCAAATTCAGAGCAGGCGTATCAATCTTGAATGATACGGTACTTGTCGTGCCGTATGCAGGTGTCAGGTCGTAAATGTAAGGCGAATCGCTTGGTATTGAGATAGGCGATGCAGACGACTCTGAACTAACCATACCGCCTCGCACTGGCTGTAACTCGATACCGACCGACATTACCTTTTGCGGATTGATGAAGTTGCCCGTTACAATGACCTGACCCGTTGTTGGGCAGAGGTTGTCGATTGGAATTGGAGTCGGTGTGCCATCATCAGGATATTCCTCGATAATGATATCGACAAAGTCATTCACAAAGTCGGCTACCTTGCTCGGACTTGGGCGGTTTAGTTCCTGCGTGATGGTGTAAATTTCGGTATTGTCGAAGAACTCGAATTCCAAGTCCCAATTCAGGTTGATGTTTCTGTTTACCATCGTGAACGGGGGAAGCGAGTCGTTGCAGTCGAGCAGGTAGGGGCGGACGGAATCAGAAGTAAATTGAGATAACCACAAATGACCGCCACCAAATAACAAGCGTCTTGGATTTGCTACGGCAGGATAGGTTGCAATTTCAACAAATGTGGTGTTGTCAATCAATCTGACAAGGTTGTTTCCTGCATCGCCAACATAAATGATACCTGCGTTTTCGATTATTGACCGCCCGCCCAATCCTGTGTAAGGCAATGAGGTTATGAGCGTGTTTGTGTAGTCATAAACCTCAATCGTGTTGGTCGTGGCAATCCAAAAATTATTGGCTGATGCAAATATCGAAAATGGCTGTGCAGGAACGGATATTGGTGCGCTTGGAATCCATGTACTGCGAGGTGTTTCAACAAAGTCGCTTGAGCCATTTGCTACGGTATAAAGCGAATCGTTGCCTGCGTAATATGTAACACTTTGACCGCCCGTCTGAAGCGTGTTTAGGCTGTTCGTGATTGTGTTGGTTTGTGGGTCAATTTCGTACAGGTTGGCGCTTGAACAAAAAACAAAAAGTCTGTCTATGCTTGGAGCGTAAATTATTTGTCTTGGTGTTGTTGGCGTTGCTATTGTTGCAGTGATTGCCCTTGTGTAAATGTTAATTAACACGGTTGAATTTGCACCCTGTAATGTTACATAGCACCCCTTTTGAGGAACATAAACAATACCAACAGGAGCATCACCTGCCGTTAGTGTGATTGTGGCTGTTATTGTAAGCGTTGCAACATCAATGATTGATATTGTATGACTTGCTAAATTACACACCCAAACCTCATTCGTATCAGGTACATACGCCATGTATTCAGGATTGTCCGCACCAGCAATATCCGGCAAAGCAAACAACACATCGCATTGCTCGCTTGTACGATTCTGCACGCAACTCAGCGAGGCAAGACTAAGCGTTGACCAAGAGTTCGAGTTGTTTATATTCGATTGAAACAACCCCTCTCTGCCTATCTTGCGGTAAACATTGTCGGGTATGGTAAATGGAAAGACCAAATCTATATTTGCACCTTGCGAATTGTTCACGATTGGGTCAAGTCCGTTGTCGGTTACCTTGTCGCAAATTAACTGACCTTTCGCCCCGAAGTATTGCGTGTTGAGCAAAGTCGAGCCAGTCAAAGGAGACTGCTCGTAAATGCTCAATGTTGCACCCCGATACGCTTCGAATGCGGTCGTAATTAAACCGCCCGTCTTGGCTTGTACTTCTGCGTCTAATAGTGGCAAGTTGGCTTGTAGTACCGTTTCCAAATTCATATTGACGCAAGTACCTAACAGCGTTCCGACCGTACCTGCGTATTCCTGTTCAACCGTCCTGAACTTAGCCTCAACACCCGTTAGTGTTAGGTTCTCATCGTCATAATTGATTAGTTGAATCGGTTCGGTTATCCAAGACCGACTCTGTCTGTCTAATGCAGAAGTCGTTATGAAGATGAATCGGTAATTATTGGAAATGTCCTCTACGCCCGTCAAATCCTGCCTTAGGTTTGCCACATCAAACTCGGCAAAGAACTCATTAGCAGTAATGTTGGTCGGAGGCGTTACGGGTGTAATAACATTACCCGCCACTAAGTTGGTCAAGTCGGCTTGGTCGTACTCGTAGTTCTCGTAGTAGTCGAGTTGGTTGTTCTGCGAATCGTTACGAATCAGATACACCCACATATCTGTCGGTGGTGTGCCAGTCACATTGTTATCGGCAAATTGGAAGTCAACACGCACCTTAGTCTGGCGTATGGTCGAAAGGTATTGAGTAGGCTGACCCGTTGGCGTTGTAAGGCTCGTTGATAGCAAAAAGAAAGCGACTGCATTTGCCCCGACTCCCTCTTTCTCGAACGGGAACTTACCACGAATTGAAAAGATATCGTCCTGATAAACCGAACCGACAGAGCGATAAACGACGAACGCCCAACTCATGTATTTCAGGTTGCGGTAAATCGAGTTCTCGCTTTGGTTATTCAACTCAACTTCATTGCGTGTCGAGTTGGCTAAAAGTATCCGATGGTTGGCAAGGGGGAAGTTGCTCGGGGGGTTTAGGCTATCTTCGGGGAGATTGAACTCAACCCGATAAATTACTTGCGAGCCGTTGCCTGATACGGTTGCATAGACATATGGCGTGTCTTGGCTGTTCTCCTCGGATGGTTGCTGTCCGTACCATTCCATCTGGTAAACGCCATCCACGCTTGGGTCTTGTCCCTCGCCTGCTGGCTGTAAACATAGGCGAGTTTTCCAACCTGCTACGGGATAATTCTGATACGACCAATCAACGATTTGAGCGAACAACCATTGACTAAGAAATAACTCATCACCTGCGACAAGTGGCTGTGCGAATCGAAGTGTCCGTTGTAAATAAACGGCTTGGGCAAATGCGTAATTATCCGTTGTGTCGCACTCGGCATTGAATGTTCTCGATTCGAGTACGATCGAGTTATTCAGGTCGGCAAATGTCCAAGATACTGGGTCAATGTCGCAGTAAACCTCGTTCCAATTCAGGTTGATAAAACTCTTTTTGTTGTTGAAGTCAACCTCTATAAAGCAGTTACCAACGCCCGGATAGCCATTGCCATTGAATGTGCCTGTAATCGTGATACATTCGCAAGCCGATAGCGTAAATGTAGTCGGTACGAATGTGAGCGCCTCGCATCCACAAACACGAATTGAACCGGTATGCGTTCCTCCATCGTAGTTACACAGCCTTAATTCGACCGTATCGCCATCGCATAAGTTACCGAAGTTTATGTTCCAATTTCGGTCAATCCCGACCGTGATAGTTTGATTATTTGCCATTAGAATTCACAAGTAAATTGAATTGTTCGTTCGCCAAGATTGGCGTTGATTTGATTGATTCGGGCATTGACGATCGCCCCGTATGGTGTGCGTAGTCTGACCGTTCTGTTTACATCCAACTGCTGTACGAGTTGGCAGTTAGCACGAACGGTCAACTCAGCGTTCCAGAATCGGAATGGGTTGATATTGGGGTCGTCAATGCGGTGGAATTTATCGTACAAATCGGACTGACCTGAATTAACCATCGCAGGCATATTCTGAACGCCGTTGTATATTTTGACATAGGCATCGGTGTAACTTTGACCGTCCCAAATTAACATCTTTGGGTTTGACGCAGTGCCTTTTGCCATTAGTAACGCCTTGCTGTATTGTGTCAAGTTGCCCAAGAATAATTGGTTTGCGAATGGCAGTGTGCTAAAATGAGTTAATATATCCGCCTCGATGCCATCGTTCCTGAATCGCGCAGGTGAATAGGATAATACTTTCTTGTTCGCACCCTCCCAATTTTGATTTGAGCCGTAATCAAAGTAAACGATATATCTATCTCTTGCTTCGTTGCCTACATCGTCCAAAGCGTCCATCGTTGCCTCAATTTTGATTGAGGAGAATAACTTGCCCTCGTTATAGGTGAAGCATACACCCTCCAATATATCGCCAGTTTCTTGGTTTATATCAGCGTCATAAAGTACGGGTTGGCTTAGGAAGTAGTCTTTACGCTCAAAGTACAACTGACCCTGACTAATCCACCAACGAGCGTTGAAGTCTTTGGCAATCGTATCAAGCCAAACAGACATAGTTGCTATTGGTCTGTTCTCGCTGATGTACCCAACGGCAGAACGACTGCCCGCATCGGCTGGGGCGTTAAAGTATAAGGCGTTGTAGTATTCGCTGTTCGGGTCGTTTAATATTGATGAGTTGAATTGATTAATACCGCATATCTGACACGCATTCTCGACATACTGCCGATAGAGCGGAGTCGGATGTTTGCGACCGCAACCGATTACATTTTCTATAATTCTATCGACAAAAGTCTTTGCCTCCTGAATAAAAAATAATGGGTCTTGTATGATTTGGTCACAAAATGGAGGAACAATATTAACTGGATTGCCCGGAACTAATGAATTAAGAAGATTTTCTATCCCTCTTAAACCCGAGCATATTAAAAATAAATTGATAATGATTACCGCAAGCAGTGAAACAATGAAACCAATAAAAGTAATTCCAATATAAAGATTGAAAATAACAATACTAAGAAGAGTCGCCATCAACCAATTCGGGCGTAGTTCGTTGCAATACACAACGAGGGGGAACTTGGGTTGATTGTTTGGCTGGTGATTGAAATACCCATTCTTGTTTGAACTTATCTCATACTTGTTCAAACATTGATAAATCAACTCGTCTGGGTCTTGGCGTGTCAATCGTGCCGTTACGAAGCAGTCGCCCGTGCAGAAGTCAACCATATCGCCCCGAATGATAAGGTCTCGATATACGGGAGCGTTGCAACAATCGTCCCAAATCTCGACATTAGCGGATTGTTGCAAGCCGTTTGGATTCGCTACCATCAAGGGGTAGATGATTGCAAACGCATCGTCATAGAACTTCAACTGATTCGTATAACTCTTTTGCGTCCGACCTGTTTCGGAATCACGGGAGTAATTCAGCGTAAAGTCTTCCAATCCCTCAATCCTGCCCTGTATCGGTGTGCCGTTAATCTTGACCTGTAACATATCAGCCTATCCTCCTCCTAAGTCTGCGTATTTCGGTTTGGCTTCGCTCGGTGATAACCGCAATGCCTCGGTCGTTTATAGCCACATTCGTGTGAGGAATGTGTTTGGCTATTGCTTTCCCGATTATGTCGGGGTCGATGCTTTGTTGCGTGCCAGTTCGCCTCATGCCTGATGTTGCCAACTCTGCCAAGAATCCAGCCTCTTTGTCGCTAATCTTTTTGTCCTGAGCAAGGTCTAATAAAGCAGAATATCCGGGTTGCATATTAATATCAGCAGGCACGACTCGCTCGTCTGGTGTCAGGATGGCGTGTACCGAATCACGACCACGCACCGCCCCTCGCATCATTGGCACTCGTTTCGTTCCTTTGTTGTATGGAAGAGGCTGGGCGAGGACTATACCGGTTTGGATTGCCCCTGAGGCTATAATGAAAGGTGATATTGCCCCGAAAGACGCTATGTTGGTTGGGTTGGTTAAAGCGACTGCTGTGTTAATCGCAATCTGAGCAATCGCAGCGATTCGGTCTGCAATGGCTTGCTTGCGTTTGATTGCTCTCATTTGTTGGTCGTATTGTTCCTCTGAAATCAATCCCTGCTGTCTTTGATTCTCGACCATATCTCTCTCGCTGTCTATCTCCCTTTGCTTGTATGCAAGTATAGTATTAGTAACGCCTTCCGCTGTTTCTCCTGCTAATTTAGTTATTTGTGCTTTTTGTGTTTTCTTTTTATCGACATCGCTTATAGTAATCTTATCCTCAACATCCGCAACATCCATCCCGTACTTTTTGCGAAGTTCGAGTAATGCTTTGAAATAATCTTCCTCGCTTGACAGACCTATGCTATGCTTCATATTAATGTCCCTCAACTCGGACTGCATGTCTTTCATGCGTTGTTCCTCGGCAAGTTTTGAGGCATCTTCTAATCGGTCAATTCTTTTTAGTCTTTCTTGTTCGTCAAAATTATCACGAGCGTCAGCGGTCTCCTTATCTGCTTTTAATTCACCATCCCTCCGCTTCTGGTTATCCTCGAACTCTTGGTCTTCTAACTTCTTCTTTTCAGCAAGTTCTTTTTCTCTTTCTTTCCTTGCCTTTTCTGCCAATTTTATTTCTTCTGGCGTTTTCGGTTTTGGTCTGTTTCGCTCTTTAATTTCATCCTTCATCAACTGCACTTTTTGCTTCATGGCGTTGATGAGTTTTAGCGTTTCGACCTTTTCTTCTGCGGTAAGTTCAACACCAGTAAGAAACTGATAACCGCCAATCATTTCATAACCTCTTGCAATCTTTTCCTGCTCTTTGATTTTCGCCTCTAATACCTGAATAATTTCTTCCTCGCTCTTTTTTTCTTTTTCAAGATTTGCAACTTGCTCTTTGACTTGTTCTTGTTGTTTGTAGTCAGCAAGCAAACGCATTCTTTCATTTTGAATATATTGGTCATGTGTTTGATTAATTTCAGTCCACCAAGTAAGCATATCAGCAAGCACCTCAGCACCGCCACCGCTACCATAAAACCGCTCACCGAGGCTTGTCATATAACCCTCCCAAGCGTTTTGTAATCGCATCATGTTAGCCTGAATATTACCTGCCATCTTTTCCGTATTGCCACCAAATGCACGCTCTGCCTCCTCTGCAAACTTGGGTAGAACTTCATTGGCAAGTAGTTGCCCAGACGCCATCATCTTGTCAAGTTCCTGAGTTGTTATACCCAATGCTTTAGCCATGATACCAAATGCCGACGGCATGGCCTCCCCAAGTTGTTGTCGCAATTCTTCGGCACTAATCTTCTGTTTCCCAATCATTTGCGTAAGTGCGGTCATTGCATTCTTGGTCTGCTCTGAACTCGCCCCAGTCCCTGCCAGTGCAATGGTCATCGATTTGAATATCCTTGATGCCTTATCGACCTCCATGCCAGATGCTTTTGCAGCACTTGTAAATTGGATATAACCATTAGTAAGCGACTTGTACGACAAACCCAAATCGTTTGCCATTTGTTTGAGGTCGCCAAAGGTTTTTACAGCCTCGTCATTTGACCCTGCAAGGTCTTTCATTCGAACCTCCAAGTTCTGCATCTCCGCAGTGGCTTTTAATACGGCTTTGCCAAACTCAACTATCTTATCAATGGCAAACGCACCAGCGACCATCGTACCGATTTTGCCAAGTGCTTGGTCTAATTGGCTAACATCCTTTTTGGTCTTGTCGGTAGCGTTGCCGAGTTTATTCATCCCATCCACTGCTGGCTGAGTGTCGGCAACTACACGGAATATTATATTTTGAGCCATATCAATTCGATTATTATCCTTTGTATGGCGATTCGCCTAATGACCGGGGCGGTCAAGGCAAAGATACGAAAAAAATGGGTTAAATTAATTTCAGCGGGTCAATCCGCCTGCCTTTTTTATCGATAAAGTACAACACCTTGCCGTTTTCATCCACAACTGGGCGAATCGTGCCTCTCCTTAATTTGCGTCCTATGCCCATATTAATCTTTAACTGATTCCCGAATTGCTATGCCACAAATGACCCCAATTAAAAAGACCAGAACTATCATACTTTGACGCTTTTTTGTTTCAGGTGCAGTTCGTACTTCCAAGCGTTGACAGTTGATGCGTACTCTTCTATGCCCATCTTTTCGAGCATTTTAATTTCGGTCAATGACCCGTTACAAAGCATCCGATGCATTAAGTTCACCTCGGTCACGAAAGTGCTGAATTCGTCAGCCCAGTTTCGACCAAGGGAAAGATACTCGTGCTTGGGTCGCTCGACTCCATCAAAGTCCTTTGAAGGATAAGCGAACGGATATAAGCGTCGGAGATGTCCGATAAGTCCATTGTATAGCGTACTCCCAACTGAATAAAAAAAAACCGTGCATCTTCATCTTTTGCCCATAGTTCGAGTTTTACCCGTTGCATCTTCGGGTCGAAGTCCATCGGGTCTTCGTCAGGATGGACAACAAACACACACGCCAAATCCTGCAGAAGCAACTCGTCTGGAATGTCAGCAATCCGTCTTTCGAGTTGGTCGAACTTTGAAAAGCCTCCGACAATATCGCCCCTGTTCAGGTCGTCTTTAATCTCCTTGAACGCTTTGACGAGTCGTTCGGGGGTTAGTCCCATTGATGCCCTGCGAACGGCAAGGTCGGCAGGAATTACCCGATTCGCTGGTATATCGCCCCAAGTCTCGAATGTCCGCCACTCGATGCCTGATGCGTCAGTGTAAATTGGTTTTAAGTTGCTCATACGCTGGCAAAGTTACCCGATTTTGCGAACCTATCCAAAAATGAACGGTGAAATGTCCAGAGGTAGTAAATAAAACAATCGAATAAGTGTCCGTGCATATTGGTAGGGGCGATTTTCTTGCCATCATCCCCCCTTTGCATCATTTCGCAATCCTCGACCAGATACTTACACGCTCGGTTAATGACAAGGTCAGGGTGCTTCGATAGCATCGAATTAATCAATACAATCGTGTCCTTGCTGTCCGGATTGGACGAGAGTAAGCGTATCTGGGCGTCCGATAGTTTTAACGCACCCTTAACCGCTTTCCAATTAGTCACGCCTTTCATCGTGGCTGAGCGGTTTCTTCCCGATGCGTCACCGGTCAGGATGAGGCGAGCAGTATCGGGGTATCTGGTTCTTATTCGTTCGCATAGTTCGTACACATCCGAGTTCATGATTCGTTCTTCCCCTAATATCCTGATCCTATTCCTGCTTGGGTCGTGCTGAGCATAAATGCAGGTCATTGGACTAACATTAAAGTCCATTGATACGAATATAGGCAGGTCGGGTCTTTCCTGAATATCCGCCACATGCTTCTTATGTTCGAAGCAATACGCCCAGACGGTTTCCTGCTTGGTGACGAGCATTCCCAACACTTCACGCTTGAATGAATTCGGGTCTAGGGTGCGTTCTAACTGCTCAATGTAGCCGGGTCTTAAATTGTGTTGGTTCGCATACGATTCGGCTCGGATTAACTTAATCCTGCCGTTGCTGGTCTTGGCTTGACTTTCCAATTCCCGATAATAGGCGACATTGTCGGGAGGAGTTGTGGCGGTCTTGATGCGGTGGCGTAAACCTAACTTCTTGAAAGTCGTCCCTCTCGTCCTTGCTCTGCACTTGTCCAAAGCCTCCTGAAAGTTCCGCACATCTCTTGTCTCGTCAATGCTTATGGTGTCCCACTCTGAGCCGTTCACAACATTGTAGTTGTCGAGGTGGGTCAGGACAACATAAGACCCCCAGCGGAATGTAATGACCTTGTCCGAAGATATGCCGGAATAAGGCTTAACGCCAGACATTCGCTTGTTTACCACATAGTCCACGCCCTCCCGAAGTCCCCACTCCTCCCAAGCCTCCTGAACTTTCTTGAATGTTGCCGTCTTCATCATTGCGAATGTTGGCGAACATATCAAATGCTTAGAGTTTGGTATCGCAAGGTCTGGAATCAAATCGACCGCAAGCCAGTAGGTCTTGCCCACTCCAACGCCCGTCAGCATGTGAATCTCTTCCGCTTCGAGGTGGTGGCTGGAGTAGTATGCTATCTGCTGTGCTTCGTTCAGTTCGGGCATTATTCCTCCGATGCTTTTTTAATCGCTTCGGGTGAAATATGCAGGTTAATTTGAGGCGGTTGGTAGTCTTTCGATTCCGTATCTGCCTCAACCTGCTTGCCGTACTTTTTCGGGGCGAGTCTTTCCATTAGCCACATTCGAGTCTCGACACGCAATTTTGAACGGCTCGTAAATTCCCGATTTTCGATTCGGTTGCCGTTGGGAGAGATTATTTCGTCTTGGCTCGAATCGTCTGCAATCTCAATAATTCTTTCCCTCAACAACTCGGTCTGCATCTCTTTTGCGTATGCGTACTGGGCAGAAAAGTCAGGATGCACGGAAAGCCAAAGCAGAACGGTCTGCCTATCTGGAAACCATTCGTGCTGTTCGTGTAGTTTATTCAACCCAAGTTCAGAGCAGGATATTTCGTTGCATATCCGCAATCCCAACTCAGGCGTGTAAGTTGTCGGTCTGCCGTTCTTTTTTACCTCAATCTGGGGCGAGGCGTCCCCTATTGGCTTTTTCGTTTTTGCCATAGTTCAGTTGTGCTAACTATGCAAATATACGAAAAAAACAAACCCAGTCGGGGAGACTGGGTGTTGTTACTCTAAACTCTCGTAAAAAAATGGTAGAATCAAAAAACCTATGTGTGACAATTTATTAATTTTTTTCAACTTTGTGAAACATTTATTTTGGCAATCCGTTAAAGCATTGATATGCAGGAATTCGAATTTGACATTATCGGCATGGGGGCGGTTCGAACTACGCAAAGGGCGAAGTTCAGCGAGCCGTTCCAGAGATACGCAAGGTATAAGACAGCGTTACGGATGTTCCTGCGTGGCGTAGGAATTAAGGAATGCCCAGAGCGGTTTGAAATAACCTTTGTCATGCCGTTCCCGATTAGTTACACCCAGAAGCAACGCAAGGAACTCGAGGGTCAGCCACACCGGTATAAGCCGGATTTGGACAACTTAGTCAAAGGGTTCATGGATTGTTTTGGCAAGGATGACAGCGGAGTTCATGAGTTTTACGCCCGCAAGA